TTTCCAAGATTTTTAGAGACCTCTTCATTTTTGAAGGGGTCTTTTTATTTTGTTTATCTTTGTAGAAAAGTGAACAGATGATAAATTCAGTAAGACAGACGGTAATGTCCGTCCTGAACAAAAATAATTACGGATATATATCCCCATCAGACTTTAACTTATTTGCGAAACAAGCACAGTTAGATTTATTTGAAAATTATTTTTATTCGTACAACTATCAGATTAATAAGGAAAATGCTCGTGCTTCCGGCACAGGCTATGCTGATATTACAAAAGGATTAGAAGAGGTTATAGACACTTTTTCTAGACAACTACCATTACTAAGAGAGGGTGGCATTACACAACCTCTATCGTTATATAACTTACCTTCTTTGGTAACAACTAATGATGATTATTATTTAATAAACAAAAACTTAGTATATAACAAAGTATTGATTTCTAATGCTACTACTACGGCAACAAATGGTGGTGGTACTAAAGTAGAAGATTCATCACAAGATTTTATAGCTTCAGGAGTACAAATAGGAGATATAGTTTCTACTGTTACAGGAGGTGTTACATATAATACAATCGTTAATACCATTGTAAGTGCTACAGAACTATTGGTTAGACCAACTTCGGCAGGAGTTTGGAATGCGATAGGAAAAAATTATTATATATACTCAAGCAAAAATATTATAGAAGCAGAAAAGGTAACTCATAGTAAAATAACTATGTTAGTTAACTCTGTATTAACTGCACCAAATTTAACTTTCCCTGCGTATACGCAAAACGGAGATTTTGCAGAAGCGTATCCTGATACTATAAATGGTATTGGACAATTGGTATCTCAATACATAAGATTTCCTTATGTTCCTAAATGGACATTTGTAACCTTAACTAATGGTGAACCTGCTTTTGACCAATCAGCATCTGACTATCAAGATTTTGAATTACCAAATGATGATGAAGTAAATTTGATTAATAAAATACTTCAATATGCAGGTATGTCTATTAGAGAAGTAGCAGCAGTTCAATTCGCAAGTGGAGAAGAGCAAGCAAATAATCAAGAAGAAAAATAATTATGGCATATATAACAGATTATCAATATTATGAGAATGGAGGATTAAATCCTGAAGATGCTAATTGGGGTTCATATCAATACGTTTCCTTAGAAGACATCGTTAATAATTTTATGCTTATGTATCAAGGCAATCACAGTCTTGTAAATAATGAGGAACGATTTAAAATATTGTTTCACGCTAAACGAGCAATACAAGAATTAAACTACGATGCGTTTAAAGAAATTAAAATATTAGAACTTAGTGTTTGTGATTCTTTAAGATATGTACTTCCACCTGATTATGTAAATTGGGTTAGGATTTCTGTGTATCAAAATGGATTACTAAAACCATTAAGCGAAAACATTCAAACTAATTGGTCAGGAGCATACTTGCAAGACAATAATTGCAAGATTTTATTTGACATTGATGGTAACGCTTTGAGACCACAGGACTCTACTATTGATATGGATAGATTAAACGGTACAAAACAATCAATATATTTAAATGCTAATTCAAGTCAGAATGGTAATATGGGTTGGAATGTAGATGGGAATTGGTATTTTGAATACGGCATTGGTGCTAGGTTTGGTCTTAACACTGAAACTGCAAATGCTAATCCTACTTTTAAAATCGACCCTAAAGGTGGTGTAATTAATTTCAGTTCAGGAATGGCTGATGAATTATGTGTCTTAGAATATGTGTCAGATGGTATGGTAAATGGTAACGATAGTCAAGTTACTGTAAATAAATTATTTGAGGATTTTGTTTATGCAGCAATAGAGTATGCAATGTTGGGTTCTAAAACAGGTGTACAAGAGTACATTGTAAAAAGAGTTCAAAAGCGTAAGTCATCATTATTGAGAAACGCAAAAATTAGAATTAGTAATATACATCCCGGAAGATTATTACAAAACTTAAGGGGTAGAGATAAGTGGTTAAAGTAATATGGCAAATGTAACAAGAAATTTTACTGCAGGTAAAATGAACAAGATGGTCGATGAGCGACTTGTTCCAGATGGTCAATACGTTGATGCTACTAATGTTCGTATGGGTTCCACTGAGTCATCAGAGATAGGAGTCATAGAGAACTCACTAGGAAACACACAACTAACGACACTTCAATTTGAAGGTGCAAATCTATCTGCAGAAGCTAGATGTATAGGTGTGTTTGAAGACGGAGCATTAGAGACTATCTATTGGTTTATACACGATGAAGGCTTTACGGCTAGTCCTACAGGTAAACTAGATATGGTGGTGTCTTATAATACCAACACTACAATAATTCAGTATCACTTAGAAAGTGTGAATGATGGTGGTGGTGTAAATACCACGTTAAACTTTGACCCAAAATTTCTTATAACAGGTGTAAACAAGATTGAGAATATGTTATTCTTTACGGATAACGTAAACCCTCCTAGAAAAATTAATGTACAAAAAAACTATGATGACCCTGTAGGTACTCCGTCAGTAGACGGATTTGCTTTTGATGATATAATGGTTATTAAAAGACCACCTGCAGCATCACCAACTATAAAGTTAATAAGAACAGGAGGACAAGAAAATTATTTAGAAGAAAGGTTTTTATGTTTTGGTTATAGATACAGATATGATGATGACGAGTATTCTGCAACATCACAATTTACTACACCTGCTTTTATACCTAATAACTTTGAGTTTTCAGGAGATAGCTATTTAAATGAAGGGATGACTAATCTCTTTAACACTGCTGAGGTAACTTTTAACACAGGAGGTCCTTTAGTTACAGGTATTGATTTACTATTTAAAGATGCTAATAGTCCTGTCATTAAGATTATTGAAAAACTAACCAAAGAAGATAATGGGTATGTAGACAATCAACTTGTAACGTATACGTTTTCTAGCAGTAAGATTTTTACAATCTTGCCTGCATCAGAAATATTAAGATTATTTGATAATGTACCTAGGTTATCTCAAGGTCAAACCCTTATGGGTAATAGATTAATGTTTGGAAATTATGTCGAAGGATATGATATGAAAGACTTTAACGGAAACCCTGTAAGATTTGATTTTGATTTATCAGGAACCAAAGAATCTTTTGATGGTACATCAGTAGATGGTGTATTGTCAACAGGGAATTACACAATACAGGGCAGTCAAAGTATTGGAGGTTCTGTAGTTACTTTTGATTTAAATGGTTTAGATTTAATTGAAGGTGCACTTACTACTTTTCAATTTACGTTTCAACACGATAGTTGGGGTGGAGCAACTCCATCGCCAACTACAGAAAACTTACCTCCCTTAACTGTAACACTAGGTTGGTTGTTAACTAAGTCATATACAAGCGTTTATGAAATGGCTTCAAGTGATGAATTTTTAGCTGCTATCGGAACAAGTCTTCCCGGAGGGAATATTGAACCTATGATAAATTCTACAAATGGAACAACTTTAACTGACCAATATAATTCTTTATTTGTTAGTACTATTTCAGATGCGACTTTATCTATTTTAAAATTTCAAAGTGGTATAAGTGCTATCGAGCAAGCAATTAATATAACAACTAGTCCTTCATCAACACAGATTTCATTTCAGTTTCCTGCAATTCAATATGTAGATGACATTGCAACACCAACAAAAACTTACACTGAATACTTTGAGGTATTATCAAATGATTTAGAATATTCAGCAGCAGGTAATGGTTCTAGTTTACATAGTAATAGAAGTTATGAGATTGGTATACTTTATATGGATGAGTTCAATAGAACAACTCCTGCTTTAGTTAGCGAGTTTAATACTTTTCATTTTTCTTGTGGTGATTCAGCTACTAAGAATACTATAGATGTAAACATACCAACAACTCAGATTGCACCTGCCTTTGCTACTTCTTTTAAGTTTGCAATGAAGCCGGACAAAGAGACTTACGAAACGATTTACTCCAACATCTTTTTTACTGACCCTAACTCTAATGAAACTTATTTTTTATTAGAATCAGAGAACTCTCAAAAGGTTACAGAAGGTCAAAGATTTATAGTTAAAGCAGATACAAGTGGTCCTACAAGGAATTGTGTTTACGCTACTGTATTAGAAAAGCAAGCACAGGTTAAGGAGTTTATAGAAATACCATCTGAGGATGACCCTGATGAAAACATACCTGTTCCTTCAGGAACATATATGAAAATAAAAGCTAATAACTTTTCAGTGGCAACTACAGAGAATGCTATTATAGATTTCGGTTGTAGAGAAACTACGGTAAAAGGAGCAGACAACTATCCATTAGAAAGTTACCCTGTAAACATAACAGGTACGGATGCAGCAAATCCTTCATTTACTCACACTGATTATACTATACCCGGTGGTTCTAGAATAGTTTTTAATTTTAGGTTTAACAGAAACGGATATAGAGGTGGAGATGGTAATTGTGAAAAAAGAGAATATGAATTAGAGAAAACATTAACGGCTTCTCAAGAATATGACAACTTTAAAGAGTGGTTTGATGGGGATAACGTACAAGCAGTTTTAAGCCAAGGTGTTGCTACTGTAGGTGGAAGTGGTGGTAATATAGAAAACTCTTACGACAACACACTTTTATCTAGTCCCGGAGCATTACCACAATCATTGGGAACTAATCATTATGCATTTTTTAGAAACACAAATACAAATCAATTATTCTTTTGTGCTAGAGGTACTCGTGCTTGTGAAAGTTCTACTTGGAGAAAGAATGGTAGGTCTTCTGCTGAACTTTGTATTACTGTATTTAGAGCAGAAAACACAGTTGTATTTGAAACAGAGCCATTAGATTCTTCACCGGATATTTGGTATGAAGGTGCAGATACTTTTAAAATTGCAAGTGGAAATAATACTTGTCAATTTGTTTTTAGTGTAGGTTCAGCAGAACCTGCAGATATAGCTTTTAATTATAACGACTTAGATGGATTTGCTCAAACAGTAACTGTAGTACCTGACTCAACTCTTACAGTAGAAGGACGATGTGGTTCAGCAGTTATTAGTTCTGCAACAGTTCCTTCTAACCCTGCTAATGTTACAATTGTAAGTACTGTTTTAACTGCAGGAACACATTTAGGTAATATTCAGAACCAAGTTTTTGGTACAGGGCAACAAGCTATTTGCAGTTCAGGTTTTTATAATTGTTTTGCTTTTGGAAACGGAGTAGAAAGTTATAAGATTAGAGATAGCTTATTAGGATTAGATTTTAAATTAGGAAGTAGAGTTACATCTACACAGAACCAAGACTATGAAGAGGTTAGAAGATTTGCAGACATAACATACAGTGGTATATTTGGTGCTGAGTCTAACATAAATAAGTTAAATGAATTTAACGCAGGGTTACTAAACTTTAAATTATTAGAGGAATCTTTTGGACCAATACAGAAATTGTTCGGAAGAGAGACTGATGTTTTAACGCTACAAGAAGATAAGATATCTTATGTGTTACAAGGTAAAAATTTACTTTCAGATGCAGGAGCAGGTAACTTACTTACAAATGTACCTGAAGTATTAGGCACACAAATAGCTAGAATTGAAGAGTTTGGTATAAGCCATAACCCTGAGAGTTTTGCTCAATATGGTGCTGACAAGTTTTTTACTGATGCGAAAAGAGGAGTTGTGTTACAACTAAGTGGTACAAGTTATCAGAATGATTCATTGACAAACATATCTGAATTGGGTATGAGACCTTTCTTTAGAGACTTGTTTAACATACAATTTGAAAAACAAAAACTAGGTGGTTTTGACCCTTATATGAATGAGTTTGTATTAGCAGGGAATCAACAACTTCTTCCTATACCTAAAGAGTGTGTTGCTTGTGGAATACAACAAGAAATAACTGTTATTGCAGGAGAACCATTTGACAATTGTTTTGAATTAGGTCAAGCAGTTGGACCGGTAACTATTAGTTGGGACGTATCAGGCAAAGGAGACACAGGTTCTTTTGATGTTGATGCGACTTATAACGGTACTATAACAAGTGCTATTAATCAAACGTCAACAGGTAGTATTGTTATTCAAAAAAACAATATTAACATAACTGAATTAGGTTTAGTGATTACTTCTGTTAGTAGTTCAACATTCCTTTTAACAGTTAGTTGTCCTGCATCTAAACAAATTACAATTGTAGAGGTTTGTGTTTCTAGTGCAAATGAGCAAGGCTTATTAATACACAATGAACATAGATTTATAGCAGGGACTTTTGTTTCTCCTTTAAGTTCTACAGGTGTAGCGTTTGCTCAAGGTCAAGGGAGTCTAGTGGTTTCGTTTTATGAAAGTACTTTAGGTAATCAAGGTCAAGGACCAATACCAAGTACAGGTTCTAATATGAGTTTAGCATTTAGAAAACTACAAAATGACACTGCAGTTTTTGATACTGCTTCAAACAAATTTAGATTCTTAAAGACGGCTACTCAATATGTAAACACTCCTGCTTCAGTAGCAGCATTAATTGCAGCTTCTACAGGTTTAACTACAGATACTAGTTTAGCACCTAATTATTTTAAAGGTACTTTCTTGATGCCATCAGTGGCAACAAATGATTACTTATATATAATTTACGACTACAGAAAACCAACACTAATCGACTTATGCTACTCAAATGATGCAATATCATCTTGTTGTGGTTGTACAGGATAATCAAATAATATGGCAAATTTTTATATAGACGGAACAACATTAAGCAACTCAACTGCAGTCTTTCAAGATGGTGGTTTGACTACTTGTTCTCCAAGTGGGTTTTATTCAGACGGAATAATCTCAAGAGAGCAAGTAACTTCAGGTAACACTTGTTACTTGTTGCCTCAGCAAGCTTGTGCTTCTTGTGCAGAGCCTTGTGGTAATACAATTAATGGTTCAGGTGCTACAGGGTTATATGTTTTAGATTTAGATGTTGGAGGGACTAGTACAGATACCGGTGCAATTATAGTTCAGTTTGACCCATTCGGTGTACCCGATGGTGTCTTAGCTACTTATGATAGTCAGCAATACAACAAGCTTAGTTCTCCTATATATGGATTAAGACAAAGTACTGTTGCTAACGCACCTACTTTTATTGGTGACTTATCTCAAGATTGTGGAGTTCAAGGAGGTACGACAGTTACCCTTCCTGTAAATAATTTTGTTGGAGGTTCATTTGTTCCTTCAGGAACTAGTCAGACCGTTGTTATACTACCGGGTCAAGGACAGTTAACAGGGGATGACCCGGGGAAATGTGTAATGGTTGTACCAAAAGCAAGTGCAACTCCTGCAACAATTAATGTTCAGTTTTTTGGACCTTGTTCAGGTACAGGTTTTTCAATTAGTGTGGATTGTCCTAGAAAGTTAACTCAGTTTGCAGGTTCTTCTACTGTTCAATCAACTGTAGATGCTGCTTGTGCTCAAGGTAATCTTCCTTCTACAGGAATTCTTACTGAGTACTATCATCAACCGGTTCCTGTCGGAGGAACACAAGGAGTTCCTACTACTAACGATTATGTATTTAATGACGAAAATGGAGTAAACTTTCCGGCAGATGGATGGTATTTACACTCAACAGGTTTTACCTATTTATTGACTACAGGAATAGTTATTGCAACTTCAGACAGTTGTAAGACAATTACTGTTACTGATTGTAAAGATAATAATTCATATACATTTAATGAGAGATTTGGTACTAATCCGGGTATTGGACAAGTGCTAGAATATAATAAAGTTGTAGGTGGTGTAACTGAAACTTCACATAGTTGTGGAACTATTACTTCACTTGGTTCAGGTGTAACTACAAATGGAATTCAGAAATCTATTTTAACTCGTGCCTGTGATGACTCAACTCATTGCCCACAATAATAAAATAAAATATGGCAAATAAAGTTACAAAAACAGACAGTTATACAGTATCATACGATTCGGGAGTACAAGGATTTCCATCTTTTTACTCTTACAATCCTGAGTATATGGTAGGAATGAATAATTACTTCTACTCTTTTAGTGGTGGTAATTTGTATAGACACAATACCAACACTACTAGAAACAATTACTATGGTGTTAACTACCCATCTGAACTACAGTCTGTATTTAACGCTCAACCATTAGAGAATAAACTTTTTAAAACAATAAACTTAGAGGGTGATGACTCTTGGGGTACTACAATAATTAGTGACCAACAAGATTCAGGCTTTATACTTGGGAATTATTACGAAGAGAAAGAAGGTTCTTTCTATGCGTTCATAAGAAACGATGGTTCTGTTCCTGCTCAATTAGATGAGTATGCTTTACGTTCTTTAAATGGTTTAGGTACATCATCTAATATAACTGTAGTTGGTACGGTAACAACAATTGATTATGCAATTTCTTTATTCATTGGTAATGTTATTAGTGTTGGAGATATGTTATATCATTCAAATCCAAATCCACAATTAGCAGGTCAAGTTACTGCAGTAAATCAAAACCTTCCTGCAGGTGTAAACCAAATTGTTATAAACACAGATGGAAACACTTTTGTTCCTTCCGTTACTCCTGCACCAACAACAGTTGCGTTTCCTAGTACCACAACATATACATTGTATATTAAGAATGCAGTTTCGGAGTCTCACGGAATACTTGGACACTACGGTGTTTTTACTTTAACTAACAGTAATACATCTAAAGTTGAACTATTTGCAGTTGAATCCGAAGTAATGAAATCTTTTCCATAAATTTAGTATCTTTGTGTTTAATGATATTCGACATAAGACCATTAAATTCTGAGGATTACGATACCATTCTAGTAGATTGGTGGAAAGATTGGGGGTGGACACCTCCACCTAAAGATTTTTTACCGGATAACGGTAAAGGTGGTATGATGATATTAGACGGAGATGTGCCGGTATGTGCAGGTTATATATATATGACTAACTCAAACGTATACCTTCTTGAGTTTATGATATCAAACAAAAAGTATAGAAAAAAACCACATAGAAAAGATGCTATGGGGTTGTTAATTGAAACATTAACTAATATAAGTAAGAACCAAGGAGCAAAATATTGCTACTCTTTATTAAAACATAAATCATTAATGGGAACATTTGAATCATTAGGTTATGTAAAGGGAGATTCTAACACATTTGAAATGATAAAAAATTTATAATTATGGCAGCAGCAACGGCAATAGCAGCAGCAGGATTAGCAATATCAATAGGAACAACTACTGCATCCTTCGCTCAAGCAAACAAACAAAAGAAAGCACAAAAACGAGCAGAGAGAGATGCTGATAAAGCAATGCAAGCAGCACGAGGAAAACTTGATGTTAATTTTGCAGAACAACTTTCTGTTAAGAAAGAAGCTTACGATTTAGAAAGAGAAGCTATGTTGGTTCAGGGAGCACAAGCTACTGAAGCAGGTGCAGAAAGTGAAAGAGGTTCAGCAGCAACTGCAGGTAGAGTATATGCAGCACAACAAGCAGGGCAAGGTGGTATAAGAAGTGCAATGGCTGATGAGATGACTAACATTGAGCAGCAAGTTGTAGATGAAGATTCAAGACTAAGAGATTTAGATGTTGCTTTAGATTTAGAAGAAGTTGCAGGTAATCAACAAAAGGCAGCAGATGCTCAGAAAGCAGCAGCACAAGCCAAGGCAGCAGGTATACAAGGCATAGCACAGACTGCTCAAGCAGCAGCTTCGTTTGTTCCTTTATACTCACAAAATAAAAGTGCTCAGAAAGCAGCTATGCAAACTGCAGCAGATAAAGGTGCTTACGATGGTTTATCGGTAGCAGGTCCTAAAAAAACCAATATGTTTAATAAAGGACAACAAGCCTATACAGGAAAACAGGTATCTTCTTTAGACTTTAATAATATGTCTAACAGAGAGTTTAATCAATTTAATAAAGCTTATGGTGCAGGGACAGGACCTGATTTATTTAAAGCTAACGATTATATTAGTGCATATAAAAATCCGTTCGACATTTATATACCTAAACCACAATAAAATAGAATATGGCTACAGCATATAAGTACGTTAAAAGAGACGCAGAAGACCAAATCAATTGGGCAAAAGTCGGTCAAGACTTTACCACTATGCTTGACGAAGAGGTTCAGGGTCGTAAGGATAAGAAGCAGGCAATTGATAACGCTACTCGAGAGTATCAGAAAGTATTAAATAACGTACCTTCAGGAGAGAATAGTAATCTTAATGGTATGGCATTAGGGTTTTCTGCAGATTTGCAAAAGCAAATGTTAATGCAAGAGACTCTTTTAAAGTCAGGTAAGTTAGACCCTCAGCAATATACTATTATGAGACAAAATCTTACTGATGGAACTGACCAAGGTTTTGGTTTATACCAAGATTATAATACTGAGTACAGTGCTAAAATGGAATTGCTTAGTAACGATTTACCGGTAGGAGAACAATTATCAGCAGTAGACTTAGAGATAATGGCAAACGCAGAAGGCTTTGCTAACTTTAATGATAGCAAGTTAGTTATCAATCCTGAGACTGCTCAGGTTATGATGGCTACTATGATACCTGACCCTAACTATAAAGGAACAGGTACTGCTCCTTTAATTCCTAATCCCGACCCAAACAAATTAGTTTCCCCTGCAAATTTAAAAAACAGAATAAAAACTAAAATATTAAAGTATGATGTAGTCGGTGCAGCAGAGACTTGGACAGACAGTCTAGGTAAAGATGTGGTGCAAACTGTTACGGATATGGGTAGTAAGTATACTGCAGGTACGCTTTTAAAAATAAGTGACATCACTGCTAGAAAAGGTGGTATTAAAGATATGGACCCAACTGAGTTAGCTAACTTAGCAACTGAGTTAGGTGTTGAGGCAAAAGATATAAAAGCTTATTCTTTATACCAAGAAGCACAAAACAATTGGGCAGACGGTCAAATAAGTAATGATACTTTTTCAGGTGCATCTGTTCTTATGGACTTTATTGATTTTACTCCTGACGGAAAAGAATACACCACTACCTTTGATGCTTCAGAAGTTTATAAAGCAGATGCCTCTACTGAAAGTGGTTTTGAAGAAGATGCAGATGGGAACCCCGTAAGACAAGATGGTAAAGACGAAATAATTCTTTTAAGGAATTCAAATGGAAGAACTGTTTCAGACCTTTCTGAGACACAAAATAATATTGCTAAACGTGCATTAAAATCTCAGACAGGAATACAAGTAGACAGAGAAGAGATTGAGACTACTCAGCAAATGAAAAATGATATTAAGCCAAATGCTATTCAAGATAAGAATACTAAATTGAATTCAAAACAAGATAATGTTTATAGCAATGTTGCTAAACTTTATTATGGAACTGATGCAGAAGTAGATGAGGCAATTAAATTCTTAAGAAGTACTAACCCTGATATTACAGATATTGATAGAAATGGAGAAGATGTAATCGTAAGATACGCTAATGGTAAAACAGAAACCATTCCTTTCAATGGAACAGGTGGAGAACAACTAGGACAAAAATCTTGGGTAGATGGTTCTGCTAATTTCTTCTTAGGT